GTACTTGATAACAATATTGACATTAAACCTTTAGAAGATTTAATGATTCATGATGGGAAAATAATTCCTGTTCCGTTTGATATGATTAAAGATGTTTCGCAAGAAGCAATTTCTATATTTTGCCACAAACATGCATTGTATCAATTTCCAACAACAGAGCTTATTGATTTCATTAAGACTGAAATTGGAACCAACTCAGCAATTGAGATTGGTGCTGGTAATGGCTGTATAGGAAGATCTCTTGGCATTCACATGACAGATAATAAGATGCAAACATGGGATGATATTAAGAAAAGTTATTTCATGACCGGACAGCCTATTATCACATACGGTAAAGATGTAGAAGAAATTCCTGCATTAGATGCTATTGAAAGATATAAACCAAAGGTAGTTGTTGCATGTTGGGTTACACATAAGTGGAAGCAAGGAATGGAAACGGGCAACATGTATGGCGTAGAAGAAGAAAAGATTTTTGACTATGGTGTTGAGAAATACATTCATGTTGGTAACATGAATACAACAGGACATTTATATAAAACCATACTGGAAACAAGAGAACCAATAAAGTTGAGATTTCCTTGGTTGGTATCACGTTCAATGAAAAGAGAACTAAACACTATTTATATTTTTAATAAATGATTTAGCGGAATTTAGATGAAAGAAGAACAACAAAAAATAATTAATGTTTTAAGAGAGATGTATGGTATTCATGCCATTTGGTTATGGGGACCTGAAAATATACGTCTTCAATATGAAAAAAACCATCTCGAATTTGTTGAGTTTTCAGAACTAATTCCAAAGATAACTTCCCATTTCGAGAATGAATCTATTAGAAGAGAACTAATTCCCATATTTCAAATATTGATTTAATCACGAACCCGTGATAATCATAAAATCGTTCAACAGAAAAATGTTCTGTTGAATCTAATACCTCCTCAAATGTTATTCATTTCTATAATGTTTAATAGCATTTTCCAATTCAACGCCAGTTAAATCTGGAAACAAAGCCTTTACCATTTTCTCTACTTGCTTTTTTGTAGGCTTAAGTGGTGGAACTTCTGTCACTGTCACTGTTACAATCAAATCTTTTATTCGTTGAGTCTCTTTCTCATTAAGAGAAGTTTTATCTTCAAGATAGCCACTAAGAAAATATACTAAGTTTTTTATGTCCATTTGTATGTGATTTTATTTTTATATGCAACTGATGATAAATTGTTTTAATAAAAAAAGCCTGCTAATTATGCAGGCTTTTTCATTTAAGCTGTTGTCTATTAATGTTTTTTCTCTATAAAAAATATATATAGAAAAGAAGGACTACTAAAAAATTAATTTTTTTGGAAAAATTTCCGATAACGAAATATATATAAGAAAGCGAGTACCTGAAACTGTATTAAAATCAGAATAAACAATGAGCAATAACAACGAAATTCAAGATCTTGGAGCATTTGGTAAAGATTGGGTCTTCGTCCTTGAAAGGATGTCAGATTCTAATGTTGTTGAAGTGAAATCCAAGAATGAAGGTGGCGACTATATTCTCGAAGGTATAGCAGCGGTATTCGGACAGGAAAACAACAATCATAGAATATACGAGGAAAAGGAATATCTTCCACACCTTGAATATTTACAAAAGAAAATTGCAAAGAAAAGTTTACTTGGTGAACTTGATCACCCTGCAAATTTCGAGACATCATTAAAAAACGCTTCTCATATTGTTGAATCATTAGAATATGATAAAGCAAATAGAAACGTTAAAATCAGAATAAGACTTATCAATGGACACCCAGCCGGTGAAATGGCAAAGGCTCTTGTAAATGCAGGAGTTCCATTACACATCTCTTCAAGAGCTGCAGGTGTTGTTAAAGAGAACAAGAAAGTTCAAATCAAAAAGATATTTACGTATGACTTAGTAGAAAGTCCTGGCTTTGAACAAGCAGAACTTGAAAGAATCTATGAAAGCGTACAAGCTAAATTCAATGGAAAGGGTTCAGATTCAATTACTGAAGGGTTAGAAGATGTAACAAATAATGTAATTGGAGAAAATTCTGATTCGTTGAAGATATATAGAATAGATGAAAATCATCAAAACGCTTTTTTAAAGGCGTTAGATATTGAAAAAAATAATAATATCTCAGAAATGGCTAATAGAGATTTTGTAACAGTGGATGACATGAATGGATATTCACAAGTTATTAAAAAAGAATTACAAGCGCTTAAAGATAAGATAAACAATCCTGAAGCAGCAAACGAGAATGCACCAGCAGTGGACGTTCTTGAACAAAGAATCGAGAGGATTGAAAAATACATGAAGTATCTTGCTGAGAACGTTGATAAAAATATTCAGTACTCTGAATATTTAGCAGAAAACGTTGACAAGACTATTGAGTATTCTAAATACTTAGCTGAGAACTTAGACAAGACTATCTCTTATGGAGAATACCTTGCAGAAAACGTTGACAAATCTATTTCTTATGGTGAATACCTTGCTGAGAACTTAGATAAGAGCATTACATACGCAAACTACCTTGCTGAGAATCTTGAAAAAGGAATTTCTTATGCTGAGTATCTTGCTGAGAACGTAGACAAAGCCATTTCCTACGGTGAATACCTTGCTGAGAACTTAGACAGAACAATCGCTTATGGTGAATACCTTGCTGAGAACTTAGATAAGAGCCTTGATTACAGCGAATACATTGCAGAAAAAGTTGACCAAAGCATTGCTTATGGTGAATATCTTTCTGAGACTTTAGATAAAGGAATTACATATTCTGAATATTTAGCTGAAAAAATTGAGAAAAACATAGCGTACTCTGAATATATAGCTGAGAACGTTAATATCGATGCTCCTAAAACTGCAACTGAAGTTGCAAAAGCAGAGGTAAATGAAAACAAGAAAGAAACAGGAAAAGTTGATTATACAACTTTACCTACACAGATAAGTTCATTGCTTGAAACTGTTAAAAACCAGAAAACAGCATCCGCATTGAACGAGAGCAAATACGCTTTTTATAAGCTTCTTAACGAAGACAAAAGAAAAGAATTTGTTGCTCTCGATGAGACCAAGAAAGAAAAGGTCGTTAAGGCGTTGGAAAACGGCGCTTACTTCTCGGAAATGGACATCATCAAAAAATGGGATGCGTCATTAATAGAGCAAGAAAAGCCAACTGAACCTAAGTTCATTACGGAAATGCCAGAGAGCGTAAAACCAATCTGGGAATCTATGAATGTTCAAGAGAAAGAAGCAATAGTAGCAGCAAGTAAATTGCGTAAACTTGAAACTTCTTATCAAATAAAGAACTTCTGGAGTACAAGACCAGGAATGAGCAAAGACAAAGCAGTGGGTCTAATCAGACTCAACGAGAACGAAACAGCAGCTAATGCCGCAAAACCGAACATGACAGGGTATACAAATGACTACATGTCGGGAGTAGCTGATGAGTTAGCAAAGCGTTTCAAGAAGTAAAACAACCAAAAAATCTCTAAATTAAACATGAAAATGATTAACGAACAAGAGATCTTTGATAACTGGTCTCCGATCATCGAGAGCAAAACAACAATCAAAGACTCTAACAAAGTAGAATGGCTTTCTAAATATTGCCACTACCACTCACTAAATGAAAGTTCTTCGACCGCATATCAGACTTTGTCTGGTCTTGCAGGATTCCAAGGACAACCAGTTGCTCCTACAAGAGGTGCTACAGGTTCAGGTGACAAATTCCCTTCTTTACTTCCATTAGCTATCCAGGTAGCTGCGAAGACTGTAGGTTTTGACATCGTTCCAGTTATCCCTATGCCAGGTCCAACGGGTGTTTTAACTTACCTTGACTATGTATATGGTGGTGGTCAGTTAAACTCTGCGACTCAGCCTTTAGTAATTAAAGCTGGTATCTCAGGTACTTACACAGTAGATTCAACTTACACTACAACAACTGTTGCTGGTGCTAACGCGGTTCTTACCTTCGTAGGTAAATCTCGTATCGATGGTTTCCCAATCTTCAGATACGCTGCTGGTTTATTACCTAACACTCCAGTATCTACAGTATTTGCTCCTGCATCTACTTTCACTATCACTGACGATTTATCTGCAACCATCGCGTTGACAGTAAGCGCAGCGTTAGTTCCTGCATTAGAAGACCACATCGCTGGTTTCACTGGTGCTGGTGATACTGACACAGACGGCTGGGAAGGTCCATTCGCTACCTCTACAGGTAACGACGGTCCAATGACCAGAGAAACTGGTGAGTCAACGTACTACAGATCTATGGGTCTTAAAACGTTCACTAAGTTCGTTGAAGCTAAAACCTACCAGGTTGCTGCTTCTGTAACAACTGAGCAAATTCAGGATCTTAACAAACAATTCGGTATTGACGTGGTTTCCATGGTTGAGAACGCATTGGTGAATGAGATTTCTCAGTCTATCAACAAGCACATCTTAGGAACTGCGTTCACTCAAGGTGCTACGAACTCGACAAACTTCGCGGCAAACGAAGGTCAGTCGTTAAACTTAAACCTTGCTGCCTTGCCAACAGTTGGTACGTTCGAAAATCAGATGACCTTCCAAAGAAGAATCTTCTCGAGAATTCTTGCGGCTGCTAACGTTGTTGCTAACAGAGGTAGAAGAGGTCCTGCAAACTTTGTTGTTTGTAACTCGCAAATTGCAACTGCAATTCAAGACATCAGCCAATTCGTAACAGCTCCATTCGCTAACACTGCATCGCAGAATAATGGATCGCTTTACCCAGTTGGTTCACTTGCTGGAATGACAGTTTATGTTGATCAAAACATGAAATGGAATGACACAAGAGTTCTTGTTGGAAGAAAAGGTTCTGACGATGAGCCAGGTATTAAATTCATGCCATACATGATGGCTGAGTCTATCCAGACTATCTCTGAAGGAACTATGTCTCCAAAGATTGCGGTAAAATCAAGATACGCGTTAGTGCTTGCAGGTTTCCACCCGGAAACTATGTACTTCACGTTCTCTATCGCCTTGCCAAGTTCAGGTCTGATCGTGTAAGGATATATGTTAGTATAAGAATAGCCCTCAGAAATGAGGGTTATTTTTTAAAATGAAATAGACTATAAAACGGGATGATTGGAATTTACAAAATAAGAAATAAAATAAATGGAAAATTTTATATTGGATCTTCCATAAATATAAATCATAGGTGGACTATACATACTAATTCATTAAAAAGAGGTGATCACCATTCAATTGTATTACAAAGAGCATGGGATAAATATGGTCCAGATAATTTCATATTTGAAATAATAGAAGAGACTTCTAATGATGTTCTAATTGAACGTGAGCAGTTTTACTTAGATGAATTAAAGCCTGCATATAATATAAGTTATACTGCTGGAAATTGTTTAGGAGTAAAAAGAAGTAAAGCTACTAAAGAGAAATTAAGAGAAATTAATTTAGGAAAGAAACATTCGGATGAAACAAAAAAGAAAATATCCAAAGGTCTTAAAAATTCTGAAACTTGGAAAGACTCTGTTACTTCTGATGAATACAGAGAAAAGATGAGGGAACTTAATTTAGGAGAAAATAATCCAATGTGGGGTAAAGGCATAAAGGGTGAGACTAATCACATGTGGGGTAAATTTGGAAAACTACATCAAAGAGCGAGAAAAATCCTCCAATATAAAAAGACGGGTGAGTTTGTTAAAAAATGGGATTCATTAGCAGATGCAGAACGAGAAGGATTTTTACACGGTAATGTAAGTTCATGTTGTTCTGGGAAAATAAAAAGCGCATACGGATTTATTTGGAAGTGGACTAAATAAAATTAATCCTGAAAACTATATTCGAAATTTTCCTCATAATCATTTTCCTCAGCCAATCAATCAGTATACAAGAAATTTATAAGGTTGTCAGACAGGATGGCTATAAACAAATCTAAGTTTATAGAAAACACAATTAAAGAATTTATATCTAAGAATGAGTAGTATCATCTTTTGGCTTGAATGCTTCCATCCATCCAGCAGCTCTTTCTGCGATTTCGGTGAGATCTTGAGGACTCCATTTAGCATATATTTTATCACATTCAACTAATCTATTCAATAGCTTCTTGAGTTCACTATATTGTTTTTGTTGATACATTTCAATCGCATAGGTATCCTCAATAATACATTTTTCATTTTGCTTTATTTAATATTTGACATTATGTTATCTACCGTGTTTGCTACTTCATCAATGCTTCCTTCGCCGTTGATTGGAAATAGTATTTTGTTTAAACTATAGAATTGTTTTAATGGATAGGTCTTGTCTTCGTATTCCTTGATTCTTTTATGTGCAACTTTTTCGTTGTCATCTGCTCGTTCAGAAGTTTCTCCGCGTTTAACGATTCTGTTTATTACTTCTTCGCCAGATACCATTAGTAGTATCGCACCGTCGATCTTGATTAACTTGCTTAATGCTAAGGCTTGTTTAGTTGTGCGAGGAAATCCATCGAACACGAATTGGCCATCTGGATTTTCTTTTATTTTGTCTTCGACAAGCTTTATGACTACCTTATCGTCTACATAATCTCCAGTTCCAAGAGGAACCTTTTTTGCTCTTAATAAGTCTCCAGTTGAAACGTGTATAAGATTATATTTTTCAGCAAGCTTTTTTGCTTGGGTTCCTTTGCCTGAACCAGGAGGGCCAAATATTATTATGTTCATGTTTTATATTTTTTTATTTTTTTTATTATTCATCCCTTGACATCCATGCTACAAATAAAGCAAAAGGAAGTCCTATCAGAGATACAAGTATCACGAAATCTCTTATACTATGTATCGATTTATTTCCAGCTGCTCCTACACAGCACAGAATCAATATGACTGTAAATCCAGCCCAATTCCATTTTTTTAATTTATTTTTCATCTTATTCTCTAATTAAAAAAGAGCCTGTCGTCTTTATGCCATCCCATCCAAGATCTTCGTCTACTTCAGAACCATTGTCTTTTCTGAATTTCCAACCTTCCTCGTGTGATATGATGCCATCAGGTGACGCTGTGTAAATAAAATCATCGTCTACCTTCCCGACGATTAGTTTCATTGGTATACTGCCAGCAAGCATTCTCGTTACTCTATCGCCAACTCCTATGTGGCCGAATTTAATGTCATTTTCCATTTTAGTCTTCCTCCTCTAATTCTATTTCATCAAATACTTCTTTTTCTTCGATTGGTAAATCGGCTTCTGTGATTTCTTCACATGTTATTCTAAACAATTTTGTCTTGTCAGCTGAAGCAAAATATGCTGCGTCGATTGTAGTTATGTCTCTGTATCTTACTCGAGTAAGAGCTGCATAACCCATGTCCGTAATTCCGTTTTGATCTTACTCGAGTAAGAGCTGCATAACCCATGTCCGTAATTCCGTTTTGATCTTGCGTGTATTCAGCATCAAAATTAAGGTTACACAAGAGTTCACCTTTGTTTGTTATTGAATTATCCATTTTCCATTTTTTTCCATTTTTTTATGTTTTTTTCTATTTCTTTTATTGAATGTGTATTATGTCCGGATTCTGACCTAATTATTAATATTCCATTCTTTTTTTGATTCTTCTATTGTATAAATAGTTGGACCGTTTGATTTATCATAAAAGCACGGAGAGCTTTGACCGCATCTCTCTTGATGAATTTTTTCCCTATTAATTCCATTTTATGCTTGTCCTTGTATGTTTGCTTTTGAATACGCTCTACTATTTTAGATTTCTTTTTCATAAACTGTCTGTTATTATTTGGCATGGAATCATGATGTCCTCATTGTAGTGATATACTGCACACATACGATGGTAACCATCTGCGACAATAACCATTTTGCTGTGTCTGTCCCTTACGAGAAGTAATGGTGACATTTTCTGTCCTTTTTTAATCTTCTTAAGATTCTTTTCCACATGCGAATTGCTTACACCAAGAAGAGATAACTTTGAAGCTCTGAATATATCTTTTGCTTTAAAGTGTATGATAGGTTGTTCTTTTAAAAGTTTTGCCATTTTCTTGGCATCTGTACTTGGATATACAAGTGCAAGATATGATTCAGCAGCAGGATAATCGTGCTCTTCTGGTTTAACATACCATTTGATTTTAACTTTACTTTTGATTTTCATATATTACTGGTTTACCGTTTAGTTTTTACTGTTGTTTTGGATTTTGATGTTCCATAATAAGAAATGATGTCCCATTCTTTTATAAATATTTTTTGACTAATTAAGTATTGGTCAAATTTATTTGACTTGATTAATATCTCTTTACCTAAAGGAAAATTAGATTCAAATATCTTGTTCAATTGATTCTCTTTTGGATTCTTAGGTTGAACAAAACACTTTGTAAGTTGCAAAAACATATAGCAGAATATTTTAATAAAAAAATTATTCATGATTAAATACCTCAATGGTAGCTTCCTTTTTTATTAGGTCTGTGAATTTTCCTTCATATCGTGTCGCAGTCCAAATAGAATGAATCTTTCTATGACATATCTTATGAAGATATTGGGAATCCTTTCCTCCTCTACACTTTGGTATAAAGTGATGCTTGTCTATGGTGTTTCCCTTCCACATATCTCTATCGCATATAGGACATTGTCCAACTACTTCATGCTCCATTATCTTAACTTGATGCTGTTCTTTAAGTTTCTCTCCATTTCCTGTAGTTTTACCTCAGGAACTCCGTGTTGATTTTTGCCCCCGTGTCTGTTTTCGACTACAATCACATAAACCTTATAACCATATTCCTCAGCAAGTTTCCTGTACGGAGATAGCTCTTGTTCTTTTATGCAGGTGTTGTTTATGAAAACATTAACGCCATCCAACATGGCTTCTTCGCATCTTCTTTGGCAGTCTTTATGAGCATGGCCAAGTTGTGTTGGATCGAAATTATATGTACCGTTAGAATCATAGAAATAGTCATCAGCAGCCAATACAGCGGCTCCCGGTCCTGCCAGATCTTGGCAGAACGAGGTTTTCCCTGCTCCGGGAACGCCCCTCGTTATCACGAGTATTTTCGCTGTTGTGCTCACTATTAATTTCTATTGTTCTATTGTATTCAAATGTAAGATCTTTCAATGGCGATGTGCTTTTGGCTCAAGGTATTATCGTTATGATTCTTCATGGTTCTGATCATTATTTTGCTAATATACGAAAAAATATATAAGATAGCCAACATAGCTGTGAAAATTTGAATATATACATCAAATGAACAATCATCAAAACATGAAGAGAATTAAACCGTTAGAAGAATTCGGTAAGGACTTTTTACAAGAAGCCATCACTCCTGAAAAGGCAAAGTTTAGATTCTCCATTACAGCCAACATCAAAAAGGTTTCTAAGATTAATAAAACAATGATTGACATCCATCAGTTGTTGATAGAAATGAGTGATGAGATAGTTGCTTTGAAATTATCATACGATAATTTGGATGCTGAATCAATGAGAGTCATCAACAACATGAAGACTAATATTGACAATTTGATTGGAGCTCTTAAGAAGAAAAAAGAAGATGGATCTTATACTGGAATGATTGACAACTCTGCAAGATTGGAAAGAAATCTCGAGAGGTTGAAGACCGGTTTCTTAAAAATGAAAGGAGTTTAACCATGAAATTTATTAAACCGTTAAACGAATATGCAAACGCCGAATCGGAGAACTACGTTGAAGTAGGTCTTGAAGGCGTTTCTGCAAAAGATATTTTATTAAATGTATATCCAAAGACTTTTGAAGTCATAGTAAAAGATTTTGATGAACAATGTGATAAGAGTTCTGAATTCAAAAACAGAAACTTAGACATGTTAAGAAGTATAATAGGTTTCTTCTCTAAATATCACGGTAAGAGCAAGTTCATGGATACCATGATACATAAATATAACTTGAAATAATGAAACACTTAAAAATTTATTTAAAAATGAATCCATATTTAACTTTTCGTCAGTTCGAACGAGCTGCAATATTATTGGAAAATGCACCTGAGGCTATTAGCGACGAAGTGCTGTCTGAAAATGAATTGACGAGAGAAGACATTGAGAAAATCAATGAAGGTATTCTTGGCGACATATTCAGCGGACTGTTTGGCAAGATAAAAGAAAAGATCTTAAAAGCAATACCAGGTTCATTATTGAAAAAAGTAGATGTAATCTTAAATGAGTACAAGAAGGTTCAATTCGAAGTTTCTGAGAAAACTCAGAAAGAGAGAAATAAGATTTATAAAGCTAACGCGGACGATAAAGGCAACGAGAGAAATAAAGAACAAGTTAAAAGATCTGAAGCAGCAATCGCGGCTATTGAGGCTGCAAGTAAAAGCAAGAAAGAATCCATTAAAGGAAAACTTGATTTATTGGTGAGAGATAAAAGTGATGTAGTTATAGATTACGTGAAGATGCAATTATTTCAAGTGCAAGAAGATGTTGCAAACAAACAATTGAAAGATGCTGAAGAGTTTGCAAGCGAGGAAGAGCTTGATAAATTAACCAAAGAAGTGGAAGACATCAAGAAGAAGAAAGAAGCACAGAAGAAGATGATTGAAAATGCTTCCATCGAAAAGAAAGATGATAAGGTTGACGCAAAAACAGCAAAGGTTGGACAGACTTGGCTTTATAAAAAAGATGATACAGAAGAAGGACAAGAGGTTACGATAGTGCATCAGTTTGGACATACAGGAGATGGTGCAGAAGAGGGGAAGATACAAGTGAAAGGAATAAAAGATCCATTTAATGTTGAACCTGCTAAATTGGTCAAATTAATTAAAGATATAAAATAATGATAATAGATAAATTCAAATTATTCGAGAGCCTTTCCATTGGAGCCATTGAAAGAGGAGAACACAGAACCATTTTGAATGAATCTGAAATGTTGGACGAAGGAATTCTTTCTTCCATTACAAATTTCTTTTCTCGCATGTTAGGAGGTTCCGTCGCAAAGATAGATAAAATACTTCGTAGGTATGAAGATGCTGAATTGGAATATTGGATTGATTGGGCTGATGCTCGTGGTAAATTTTCTGAAGCTGATGCTCTTTCTAAAGAAGCTAAATCAGATCCTATTCAGAAATCTAAATATGAAGAGCAAAAAGAAAGAATCAAGAAGCTTCAATCACAGGTTGAAGGCAAAAGAAAAGACATACTTGATGCGTTAACACGTCAGGCAAATGCAATAATCAAAGACAGCGAAAGACTTAAAGATTATTGGGAGATGAAAAAGGCTAAAATAGATGAAGATGTTGCCAGAGAATCTTACAAAGAAGTTAAGAACTCAACTGATGATGAAACCATACATCAATTGTTTGATAACGAAATTCAAAGAGCTGCAAAGATTGCAAGAGACAAAGACGCTAAATTTAAAGAGAAATATGGTCCATTGTCTTCTGGTAAATTCTTTGATCAAGCACCAAATGCGGGAAGCAATGATGATGATGATTTATCTGTTGCCGGAATTAAGATCACAGATTTAATTTCTAAACCAATATCAGAGCTACAAAGTAAACTCAAGGTTATCCCATTAGACAAGCTTGATGAGATATTAAAGTATTTAGAAAAGGAATTGAAAAAGATTAAAGACCAAAGAGATGATGACATCAAAAACATCAAAGGAAAATCTGATAAAGACCAAATAGGAAGAGAAATAGATGACATTACAAAGAAGGTTAAACCTATAATCGATGTGATGTGGTCTAAGATTAATTACATAGATCAATTGCTTCTTGCGAATGTTGGAATTGATAAAGAGATTAAAAAAAATCCTGAAATGGTTACTGACATCACTAAGAAAGAATTAGGGGCTGAAGGTACTGACAAAGCAGTGACAGCAGCAATTGCACAAACTGCAGAAGTGGTCAAGAAGCCAGATGTAGATGCCGTGACTGAAGTCATAAGCGATCAGGTTAAAAAGAATTTTGACACTGCACGTGGAACGATAGAAGAATCTGTTGGAGAATCTATCGATGATGACGCATATACTCATTTAAAAAATGACATGATTGCTTTATATGGAAAACTTGTAATCTATTATAATAAATTGAAAAAAGGAGTTCCATCAAAAACGCTTGAATTTGGTTTAATAGATTTTGCAGCACAACTTTATAAATTCAAAAAGGAAAATGATTCTTTGAAGAAAGATCTTACTGATGATGAACTCGAAAAACAACTCGATAAATATTCAAAATGATAAAAAAATTCAGATTGTTTGAATCGCTTTATGAAGCAGCTCAAACTAAAGAAACTATAATCAAGAAAGTGAAGGATACAGTTGGAGATGTTTATTACATTCCTGATTTCCAAGAGATTTCAAGACCTGATGAACCAGATCAAATTCAGTATTTGTTTTCAGATAAAGAAGGACACTCATTTACTTTAAACTTTACTGAAGACACTGGTATTTTATATAGTATTGATTTTTGGCTTCCACATTCTACAAAAGCTGAATCTACTCTATATGTTGTAGGTCAAGACTTGGATAGAATAATTTCATTATTACCTAAGATGATGAAGAGTCCGCATCCACAAACAGTAAGAGAAAGTGAAGATGTTGCTTCTGAACCGGTTGTTTTGGAAAAACCAGCAGACACAGTTCAAAAATCTGGAGATGATAAAGTAGATAAAATAGACAAAGAACTTCCTGAATACAAATATCAAGATCCAAAGACCATATTTGAGGATATGAGAAAGTATGTGAAGATGGTTATAAAAGGAATTCAACCTTCTTTGCTTGTTACTGGAATGCCAGGTGTTGGTAAGACTTATATCACAAGCGATGAAATTAAAAAAGCAGGACTTGAAAAAGGAAAAGATTGGGTAAAAGTAAAAGGTAAAACTACTGCCGCAGCTTTGTATATTTCATTATACAGAAACAATGGTAAGTTAATAATATACGACGATTGTGATAGTGTGTTTAAAGATCCAAATGCTATCAACACATTGAAAGGAGCTCTTGATTCTGAAGACGATGAAAGAGACATCACATGGGATATTTCAAGAGAAATAAAAGATCCTATGAATGGTGAAGTTGTTCCAAGAAGTTTTAAGTTTACTGGAAGGGTTATCTTCTTAAGTAACCTTGCTCAAAAAGCAGTTGATCCTGCTATCAAGTCAAGAGCATTTGTTCTTGAGGTTGCATTGTCACCAAGCGATATGATCGAATACATTGAAGACCTTTTGCCTAAAGTAATGCCAGAAGAATCAATGGCACTTAAAAATAGTGCATTAAACACTATTAAGAGTGTTGAAAAAGTTAATAAGAAAGTTCAATTGAATATGAGAACTTTATTGAAGGCAGTAAAAATATTAAAAGAAGTTCCTGATTTAGGCGATGCAAGAAGAATGATTGTCCAACAGTGTTCGTACGAATAATGGATTACAAAAAGATATATGACAATTTAATCACTTCTCGTAAATTGAGAATTATCAATAGTGGAATTTATTACGAGAAACATCATATTATCATGAAATCGATGGGAGGAACCAATGACAAGGATAATCTTGTTTTGCTTACTCCCAGGGAACATTTTCTTGCACACTGGTTATTATTTAAAATTTATGGAAATGCTGAATCCTCTCGAGCATTTTTCCTCATGAGTAATAGAGGGAAAAATAAAAAATATCTATCTTCTCGTGCTTATGCTGAAGCAAGAGAGGCTTTTTCGAAAATTAAAGTTTCCGAAGAAACCAGAAGAAAAATAGGTTTGAAATCACAAAATCGTTTTCACTCAAATGAGCAAAAGAAGAAAAACTCAGATGCTCATTTAGGAAAAACAACTTGGAACAAAGGAATTTCAAATAAGCCGGAACAGTGTAAAAATATTTCGAAATCATTAAATAAATTTTATGATTCTGATGAAGGTCTTTTATTAAAACAAAAAAGATCTGATATGGTTAAAGAGTATTGGAAAAATAAAAAAAATTCCAATGCAAAATAGAAAGATAAAGACATATAGTCAATTTGTCTTTGAGAAAGCAATTCCATTCGAAGACATTTTAAAAGATGATACACAGCAAGGACTTGTTGTCAAAGACAGCAAAGCACCAGGTGGTGGAATTCTTCGTAATATAGTGTTGTATGATTTTGACGATAAAAAAGTTCTTGCATTTGCACAAATACGTGAGTGGGATGGAATTTGGGAAATCAATATGACAGTAGCGGAAAAGGATTACGGTCCAGATCTTTACGACCTTGCTCTTATGTCTGCATATCCTGAACCCATAATTCCATCAAAGACTATTAAACCTGCTGCACAAAGAGTTTGGACCTATTATAAAGAGAAAAGAAATGATGTTAAGAAGGTTCCTATTCCAGAGGACCACAGCGAGTATAAGAAAAGATATGAGACTTCAGTTAATGGAAAAGAAGCTTATAGTAAAGATCCAGACATGCTTAACGTGATAAATACAATGTATTCATTAGAACAAAGCGATGTATTTGACAAACTCATTAAACGTGGCGAAGAGTATCTTATAAAATATCACGTTGATAAGAATAAAATTATTCATGATGCAGATAGAGTATTTTGGAAAAGATATGACTTGTCAACAGATTAACGAAACAAATTCCATTTAGAAGTATATAATACGAAAACAAGTTAAAATCATGCACAAGACAAGCAACAGCTTGCCGCAGGCTTTCGTGTCTGTAGGTAAGAATAAAAGCCGATTGAAAATATACAACGGCAAAACCGTCTTCATAAAAGACGGAGAAGAGTTCCAAATAGAACTATTCAACCCAACAACAAAAACGATAGGAGCTAAAATCTTTATTAATGGTAATTCCATTTCTAATAGTATGCTTGTTATCAAACCAGGAGAGAGATCTTATCTTGAAAGGTATCTTGACGACAACAAGAAATTCTTGTTTGAAACATACAACGTTGAAGACTCAAAAGAGGTAAAAGAAGCCATTAAACAAAATGGTTTAATTAAGGTTGAGTTTTATAACGAGAAAATTGCAGCACCATTAATTCAAACATGGGGAAGTACAACAACTCCGTATTATTACACAACTCCACTTTACAATAACACAATTATAATTGGAGATCCAAATCTATTTTATGTTGGTTCTGGTGGAAGTGGAATAGTAAACTGCAGTACATCAGATGCATATACCGGTGGAGCTGCTAAACTTAAAACTGGTAGAATTGAAAAAGGCGATGTTTCAAATCAAGTATTTGGAAGTTATTATGGTGATTTTGAATCATATTATTTCGCATCTACTGAGTATCATTTAATGCCTGAATCACAAAAGCCTGTTGAGGTAAAAGAAATCAGACAGTATTGCCCAGGTTGCAGAACACGAGTGAAGAAATCTTCATGGAAATTCTGTCCAAGCTGTGGAGAATCTTTAGACTAAATTTCAATAAATTTCCAATAAAAGAGCCCGATCCCAGGAATCGGGCTTTTCTATTTATTAACAATCATGTAACTGATTGATTATCAATAGGTTATACTTCCATCTATTTATGAATCATTTTTCTATATGGTATAATTTAGTAATTTTACTATGTAAATCAAACCAACCAAAAAATCAAATAACACCTCAATTAAAACTTAAACTTAAACATTAAAAAATAAACCAACCATGAATATAAAAATAGATAAATGCGCAGCATGTCCACTGTTTAGAACTGATGAAAATTTCAACAGTGGATGTAAACTTGATTCAACAATTTTGTTTGAGCGAGAAATTAGGATTGAAGACACACAGGTACATGACAATTGTCCTTTAAAAGATTCTGATATTAAATTAGAATACACTGGAGAAAAAAATGTTACCAGAGCAACAGCATTTTTATTCCATGCAAAGGAACCTAATTTTGGAATGGAAGACATTTTATTCACTCCTGGAAACTTTGAAATAGTTGCAGAGATTTATAAAAAAGATGTTACCCCAGATTGGATTTTTGAACACACTCAAAATCTTGATGAATCTTGGACTGAAACAAAATGGACTAAAAAAGAAAAAATTACTTCTCATTTTTCTAATATTAGATCTACTTCAGCAGGAGACATCATTGTAATTGCAGATAGATTTGCACCAGGAGAACATTTGGTTCTTAGATGTGATAACATTGGTTGGAAACCAGTTGACGTGCTTGAATATTGTTGCACTGGTTGCCACGAGGCATTATTTGGAGACAATTGGCCATCTCTAAAAAAGCATTTCTTCTTTAGTGGATGTAATTGTGAATAAGTCATCTAAAATTTGTATATTAGCAGTCCTTAATTAAATATCAGTTAAACAATAAAAACCATAATCATGATTAAGCAAATTTTCAACGAAATATCAACAGAACCAGGAACAAATAAAAAAATGGAAATTCTTGCCTCACATAAGGCAGGTCCACATAGTGCTTTGTTAGAAAGGGTTTTATACCTTGCAAATTCTAAACGCATTAAATTTTTCATCAAACAAATTCCAACATATAAATCAAATGGAAAAAACATTCCATTGAAAGATGCAGTGGAAATGCTGCTTGAACTAAGCGATAGAAAAGTATCCGGTCAAATTGGAATAGACCATTTAGCAAATGTACTTTCTTCTGTATCATCTGATGATGCTTATATTATTGAGAGAATTATAGAGAAAGATTGTAAACTTGGAATGGGAACAACAAACATAAACAAGATTTATGCTTCTCTTATAGAGAATACTCCTTACATGGGTGCTGTTGCTTATAAGAAAGAAATTGCACAAGCAATATTTGATAATCCTAAAAATCATGGTTATGCTTATAGCCAAATAAAAATGGATGGAAGATATTGCAATGCTATCGTGCGTGGTGGTGATGTTTTATTGGAAAGTCGTGAGGGTAATCCAACTTATGTTGGTGGTGCTAAATTTATGAGAGAACTTTCTACCTTTGGTGATTGTGTTTTGAATGGTGAACTTACTATTGACGGTGTTTCAAGATATGACAGCAATGGAATTATAGCATCATTGGTTAGCATTGGTTCAAAGATAAATGACGGAGAAGATGTTGCCGCTGAAATAAAAGCATTTGAAAAGAAAAAAGGTATGACATACCAAGCAGCTTTAGATTCTATTAGATATACTGTTTGGGATACTATTAAAGTAGATGAATACTTCGCATGCATATCTAATACTCCTTATCATGATAGATTAGTTAATCTTAGCAGAATATTAAAACCTGCTAATCCTACAATGGTATCATTCATCAAAACAAAAAAGGTTTATAGTTTTGAACAAGCATTAGAACATTTTCAAGAATTGTTGAATGGTGGACAAGAAGGAACTATTCTTAAAGCATCAATGGGAACTTGGGAAGATAACAAACCTAAATGGCAAGTTAAAATGAAATTGGAGATGACTATTGATATGCGTATCACAGGTTTCAATTATGGTACTGGTAAAAACGCGCAGTTGATTTCTTCAATAGATGTTGAGTCATCAGATGGTTTAGTTAAAACAAGTCCATGCGGAATGAAAGAGGATGTTATGAAATATGTTACTGCTAATCAGGCAAAATTAAAAGGTACCATATTAGAAGTAACATGCAGCGGATTGTCAAATGATTCATCTGGAAGTTTTTCATTGTTACACCCAAGACTTGCTAAAGGGGATTTATCTTCATTCAGAGATGATAAAACAACATGCGATTCATTGCAGTCTATTAAAGACATTGAGGCCGCAGCAAAAGCATTGCCAACTGGAAAAAAGAAAGCTATTGTTAAATAATAATACGTGTTTATGCTCAAGGTATTTTTTGATAAAGGACATGTTCCACACAACAAAATAGTTCTTACTGCAGAAGAAGAATCCTATTTAAGGGATAACTATGCAACGAAATCTAATGTTGAAATGGCTGCAAAGTTAAAAATACATCCTAAAACTGTGCTTAGGATGAGAACAAGAATGGGCTTAAAAAGAACTCCTGAACAAATAGCTTTAATTTGTAACAACAAAAAGAAAAGAGATATAGTTAAATGGAGATTGAAAGTTCAAAAGATTGAAGGCGGCGGAAGAGAAAATTCCATTGCAAAATATCACTTATTGAAATGGATTGAAAAAAACAGACCATTTTCGAGAAAAAAGATTCTTGTGTATAAGAATTCGGATTTTAAAAATTATGATGATTTAATCTTGATCTTTAAAAGACATTATGAAGATTTTTTAGTTCAACGAGAAAATAGAAGATTAAGAAAGATTCGTCAGGAAAAAGAAAAAGTAGAAAAAGCAGAAAAGAGAGATGCTCGTTTGTTGGAAAAATCGAAAGTTAAAGAACAACGTTCCATAGAAAAAGCAAAAAAACAAGAGAAACTTGATGATGCAAAAAAAGAACGTGAGATAAAACTCGAAGAGAAAAGAAAAATCCAAGAAAAGAAAAACGAGGAAATCAAACAAAAGGCGATTGCAAAAGCAGCAGTAAGAAGTGTAACTCTTAAAAAACGCCAAGATGAAGAAGATAGAGAAAAAAGATTTGAAGAAATCAAGGCTTCTCGTCCAAAGTCAGTCCAGGAGGCAAATCTTCAGCTAATTAAAGAAGATAAGGTTCCAATAAAAGTTGATCATAGGACAACTGTTTGGGTTTCTAAAAGCAAATGCGAAATAATTAATGGAGAATGGGTTAAGAAAACTCCACTGAATATTGTATTACAAGAAGAAATAAACAATAAACCTAAAAAACATGAAAGAAAAAAAGGACTTCTGGACAAGGTTGAATAACCTTCTGAAATCTTGGTTACCACCAAGAGCAATAGACCGCTACTATGATGAGCATGGCAATAGGAGATAATGATGCAATAATTTCTTAATTAGAAAAAAAGTTACAAACAAATATCAGTTAATTTAAAACAAAACAAAAATGAAAAAATATCTTAAAGTTGGAATCGGTGTATTTATTGGGCTTCTGTTATTCATGAATGGATGTACAAGTTTTAATACAATGGGAATTAAAGAAGAAAAAGTGGAACAAACTTGGGGCGATGTTCAAACGCAATATCAAAGGCGTTCTGATTTAATACCTAAATTAGTTAAAGTTCTTTCTGCGAATGCAAATTTTGAAAAATCCACTTTAACGGATGTTATCAATGCAAGAGCCAATGCAACAAAAATAGTTATTGATCCAAGCAAATTGAATGCTCAATCACTTCAACAGTTTGATGCAGCTCAATCACAGGTATCAAATTCATTATCACGACTGCTGGTTTCGGTGGAAAAATATCCGGATTTAAAAGCAAGTGCACAATTTATAGATTTGCAAGCTGAAATATCTGGAACCGAAAACAGAATAACCATTGTGAGAAAAGATTTTAACTCAACAGTGAATGATTTCAATAGTTACATTAAAGTGTTTCCAAAAAATATTTGGGCTAAATCATTTGGCTTCTCTCGTAAGGATTATTTCAAAGCAAACAGTAATGCTCAGGATTCTCCAGACATAAATTTCGATATTAAGTAAATATGGCTAAGGGTAAGAACAGTGGCATGTTTAGACATGGCATCTATGACATACAAAAAACGATGAATTGGATGGAAACAGATTCATCGTTTGATACCGATAGAAACCTTAAAAAATTTGAAAGTCTTGATGTATTGTCTGGATTGCTTGGATATAAAGTCTTTAAAGCAAAAGGAGTTAAGTGCTGTTGTTGCCCAACTACAGGTGAATATTTCGCTTTAGAAAAAACACCTGGTAAAGGAAGTAGTAAATACAATAATTGGCATTTTAATTTATATGGAAAAGACCATTTTGGTAGAGAGGTTTTAATGACCAAAGATCATATCACTGCTCGTTCAAAGGGAGGTTCTAATGAGCTTGAAAATCTTCAGCCAATGTGCATGATATGTAACACTAAGAAAGGTTCCATGCACATGAAAGAATTTGAAGCAAATCAACAGGGAAAAACTCATGATTGGAATCTTGACCATGCAAATCATACCATTAAAAGAATTAAAGAGAGATATTCCTTGGATATGAGTATTAAAGAATACAGTCATTTCCTTGATCGTGCAACACAAGGTTGTGAAATGGTTCATGTTATCTCAAATTCTAAGTCATATAGAAAAGTACGATTCAAAGATAATGATGTATATTGTTTATATTCTTCCATGCATAAGACCATTTATACGGTAATTACCGCAGACGAAATGGAAAAAAGAAAACAGCATGTTCCTAATTGGGGAAAAGGAAATGAAAAAGCATGTCATGAATTGTATAAACATGTTACTGAAGTAATAAATGAACAATTAAAAAATTCAAGTTCTATAACAACACAAAAAGAACTTGCAGAATATTTTGCTAAATGTAAATATCCAACTTTGATGTTTGCTTTATGGAAACAAAAAACAAACATTAACATAGGCAGTAGTAAAAAGCACATTAAAATTAACAGACAATGAAGAAACAGAACCAACCACAAACAACAGCAACCATGGAGTGCCTGTACGATAATCACGTAGCTTTAACAAAAGGTAATTCTTATGAAGTTCTCCAAGAAGATGAAAATAAAGTTTATGTAATTGATGATAATGGAAAAAGAAATTCTTTCTATAAATCGCGCTTTGTCCAACCAGTAAAAACCACAACTAAATAATGAAAAATCTGTTTATTTTAATCGCAGCCTTTTTATGGCTTAATGTAAATGCTCAAAATATACCTGAGCATAAGTCTAACACATACATCAATGATTTTGCAAATGTTATTGATGATTCACAAGAACCAATACTTGATAAAAAAATTAGAGATTTTAAAGCAAAGTCTTCCATTGAGATGACTGTTGTATCAATCACATCTCTTGATGGAAGTGATATAGATAGTTATTCAAATGCATTGTTTAGAAAATGGGGAATCGGAACATCTCAATTAAACAATGGATTACTTATATTATTTTCTGTTTCAGACCGTAAATGGAGGATTGAGGTTGGCGACGGCCTCGAAGAATATATGACAGATGGATATGCAAAGGTAGAAGCAAAAAATGTTTTGGTTCCTTACTTTAAGCAAAAAGATTATTTCAGTGGCGTTAATGCCTTAGTAGATGATTTTATAACTAAACTTGGTCCATTATCATGGGATGAAAGAAACGCGCTTAAAGCAAAACAAGCAGAAATTGCTGCAAAAGAAGCACAAGATTCGAAAGATGCAATGGTTTCATTCTTCACTTGGTTTTCCATTTTTGTAATTGCGGGTTTAGGTATTTTCTTATACGTTAGAAATGAGATTAAAAAGAAACGTAAATTAGAAGAAGAAGCAAGAGAACAAAAAATGAAACTTGAAGCACTTGTTTCGGAAAATAATACGGCAATAAATTATTTTTCAAAAATGTCACAATGGGCAAAGGAAAATAAAGATTTATTTAAAAGCGGCTTATATGCAAGAGCAGTTAACTTTGAAGATTTTGATGCTGCTAAAAATAAATTAACTGATTTGCTTGCTCAAAGAAATTTATCGATTGAATATCTTGAATCTGAAAAACTTCTTATAAGAAATACTTCAAAAGAACTTTTAGATAAAATTAAAGATGTGTATGTTGCTTATACTAAAATGAAGGCATTAAAGTCTTCCATACAAGAAGCATCATCTCAATCAAATGGATATAAAACATCTGTTAATAACACAGATACAAAACACAAACGCGCTTTAAGTACATTTGGAATAGCTGTATTAGACATATCGTTTCCACAAGCAATGTTGATTAATAAACTTAATACAGTAGATTCTACACTTTCCAGATTAAATTCAATGTCAGCTTTAGATGATTTATCTTCCATGCAAAAAGATTTTGCGCAAGTGAAAACATCTTTACGAGATGTTAGCACACAAATTGATATGGTTAACAAGAGAATTGATTCTATAAATAGCGCAGTTCAATATGTTTCCAGCAATAGAGGAAAAATAAACACTTTATTGAATGAAGCTCAATATAAGGTTAAAGACAGCGATGTTGAATATTCCACAAAAAGTAAATTCAATACCGTTAAGGCAAAAGCAGAAATGTTTAGAGAGAATCCAAATCCATTAATTGCTTATACAGAAATGAGTACATTGATTAATGATTTAAACTCTGTCATTAAACGTGCGAAAGATGATATATCTGATGCTGAGAGAGAAAGAGAAAACGAAAATGAAAGAAGAAGAAAAGCAGCAGAAGCCGCAGCATTAATTTCTTCCACGTCTTCATCTTCATCTTATTCAAGTACAACCAGTTCAAATGATACTACAAGTTTTGGTGGTGGAAGTTCAAGTGGTGGTGGAGCTTCAGGAGATTGGTAAACAATTAAAATTTAATATCATGGCAGCAACAAGAGAAGATGTAGACAGATGGATTGCAACAGCAAAAGCAAAAGGAGAAACTCACATTATTTCAGTATGTGATACATTTGATTATGATGATTATCCAGTGTATGTTTTGCCCGGAGAAGATCTTGAAGAAAAGAAAAAAGAATACAATCAGGTTAACATGCAGAAGATAAATGAGGTGATTGTTGTCTCTGATTTTAAAGATGCAATATTAGCTTCTGGTTTTTCTTCAGAAAAAGAATTCTTTGAAATGGTTGCCGGAGTAGATCTTAGTACTCCTAATAAACGAAAATTATTCACGGAATGGAAAGATCGTGATGGCACCAAAGCCGGATTAGAACAATTATCGAAATAATTTTCATAAGTTTTCAAAAATTAGTATATTTGTTTAAGTCGCTAAGTAGATAAAATATAAAGTCAATTTAAAACCAACCTATGTCAGAAAAACCAAAACCGTCAGAAGTCCTTGAAAAGGCAAAAGAAATTATCGCAGACCAGCAGGAAACATTGCGTGGTATATTTGCGCAAACATTTACCTATGGAATAGTTCTCGCATTAGATTCGAGAATAACAATGCCAGAAAAATCTGATGATTCAGATTATTTACCAAGTCCAAAACACAAACAGGACACTTGCATTGTGTTACATCAAAATCAACGTATTGAGGTTGTATACACAAAAAAGCAAAAAGAAAACCTTAAACTTCAGGTTGGTGATACTGTAAAATGTCTTACTTCTAAAAGTGGTATTGGCATTATCGAGAAATCAAAAGCGATGAGCTATGGAATGGCTGTTACCATTAAAGATGTTCTCGATAAAGAACATGCTGAGATTGACGCTAATGGAACAGTACGCGTTGTGTTAACTGGTTTGTCATCTGATAAAGATGCATTAGTTAAACTTGAAAAAGGATGTCGTGTTATTCTTGATGAATCTGGAACTATTGTAATGAAAAACCTTGGAAAATCACAAGGTCAATATACATTCTCAGCTAAGACCGGTGTTTCTTGGAATGATATTGGTGGATTGGAAGATGTTAAGCAACAAATGGCTGAAGCAATTGAAAATCCAATTAAGTTTGCTGAACTATATTCTTCGTATGGAAGAAAACCAACAAAAGGTATTTTGTTATGGGGTCCTCCGGGTAATGGTAAAACAATGATTGGAAAAGCAGTAGCAACTTCAATTGCAGAGCTTTACAAAACAGATGAATCTGGTTTCATCTACATTAAAGGGCCAGAAATTTTGAATATGTATGTTGGTGCTTCAGAAGAAAGAATCAGAAGCATATTTGCTTCAGCTCGTGACTTTAAAACAAAAACAGGTTGTCCTGCAATCATCTTCATAGATGAAGCCGAAGCTATATTAAGCAAACGTGGATCTGGAAAAAGCAGTGATGTTGATAAAACAATAGTTCCTCAGTTCTTAACTGAAATGGATGGACTTGATGAAAGCTCTGCAATTGTTATTTTAACAACAAACAGACCTGACATGTTGGATAGTGCAATCATACGCGAAGGTCGTATTGACAAAAAGATAAAAGTTCCACGTCCTACTCAACAAAGCGTTGAAATGATTTTCAACTTGAACTTGAAAAAAGTTCCATGCATAATTGAATCTAAGAAGATTGCAAAGAGTGCAGCACAGTTGGTGTTTGATAAAGAACTTTGTTTATATGACATCTCTATGAAAAGTGGAAATAAAATGAAATTCTGTATGGAACACATAATCAATGGAGCAATGATTGCTTCTATGGTTAATGAAGCTATTACTTCTGCCATCAACAGAGATTTAGCAGGAAACAAAAAAGTTCCAACTGGTGTTACATTGGATGACATGCATGCTTCAATCATGAAGTCATTCAAACAAAACTCAAGAATGAACCACCAACATCACTTTGAAGATTTATCTTATGAATTGACAACTGAACAGAATGATGAGATTACGGAAATTAAACCTATTAAAATAATCGACCACGTAAGTGAAAATAGCGTTAGTGCAAAAGAAGATGCTAAAAAAGCGGTAGTGGCTTAATACTATTAAACATGTTTGAGAAAAAGAAAAAATCTGACCTCGACTTCAAAGGACCAAAAAATACAACATTTGGAAATGATTCGGATTCAGATGAGCAAGAATCGGAGGAGGTTGAAAACGTGGATGACTTCATGAAAATGGTGGATGGAGAAATCAAAACAGCAAAACAGAATGAGAAGAATGCATCTGTAGCTCGGGTGTATTCAACTCAATCAGCTATACAAAAAGTGTCTAAAAATATAAATGCCTGCGGGTGCTTTGGAGGATAAGAATATGGAATGGATAATGAATCACATGGTTTTGCCAATATTTTATTTATTGGTATTGTCAATAGCAGTTTCGGTTATGTCGTTAACTGTTACAAAAACAAAAGTGTTCAAATCATTGAGACTTTGGGTTAAGAACAAAAGTGAATTTTTTGGAGAGCTGTTTACCTGTCCATATTGCTTTAGTTTTTATCCATCATTGTTTCTTGTATTCTTTTACTTTTCAAGACTACAAGTTACATACGGACCATCTTTCACAGTATATGGAAGTAATTACTATCCATTTGATTTTGTGCTTGTATGGTTTTGTATGGTTTGTATTGCGAGTTTTATAACTGGATTCATTTATAGATCCATAAGTCAAATAGAATAAAAACTAAAAACATGTACATAATAGAAAAAGATCTGCATAAAAGCAGAAGCACATCGTATAACGGTGCAGAAAAACATGCCGAAGAGATCAAACTTTTAATTGATGGAAGTTCCATTGAAGAACGTAACATCTTAAAAGAAGCTGGACTTGATTTTAATGTGGCTGGAGTGGAAAAAGTTTTAGGAGTGAACATGGTTCGTTCTAAAAAAGAAATTGAACTTGATGCGAAAGTTTTTACTGAAGATGAAATAAGAACTGCTTGTATTAAGTATGATTTGCGTTTTCTTCAATCTCGTTATTACAAAGGAAAAATTGAACCAAATCTTGGAAAGAAGATATTAGAGTTTTTTGCGAACAAAAACATTGATGGAAAAAATCATGAAGCTCACAATAACTTATACATCATGGCTCCAAAGAAAGCATTCAATTTGGAAGCTATGCCAAACCCACCTCAACTCGATCCAATGATGTTCTATAAAATGTCAACTACTGAAGGTGAAATGTATGCAGTTGTTCACAAATGGGGAAAAGATTTTACTCCATTTAGAAGAATATTAGGAGCAGCAAGAGAAACAAGTTGGCATTGGTTCTGGTTTAGAACATTAATGGTATTCTTAGCTTCAACACTAACAACTGCTTTATTTTATAATCCAATTTCATTGGAAGCATTATTTATAAACGCATGTGTTGCCGGTGCTGTTGTTGGAGTATGGAACCTGATCGAGGTTGGTGATGAAAGTTCTTCATGGTCTAATTATAGTGAATCATTTAATAGGAACGCATGGAATTCTAAACAAGAATTTAGAGGTTAATAAAATGAATAAAATGAACAACGGAACAGAAAAAGCACAAGAAAATAAAAGGAACATAACTTTTATTTCCATCATGGTAGCAATTTTTTTATTTGGATTATTTTGTGCACAATCAGTGTTCTGGTACCAAACAGGCACAAAGGGTAAAACTTGGACTGAACACGAAGGATACAGCAATGAAGTGATATACACCAGATCAAGAGCGCAATTCCCATTTGTGAAAGTTAAAAACAATAAAGAAGATACTGAGGAATAATGAGTTATGGAAAAACTATTAACACGAGATGAATTTAGAGAGGGAGTCTTCAAAAGAGACTCCCATAAATGTGTTATAGCAGAACGTAGTGTTAGTAATAAAATGGCGGGTGACTCGGGAAAAGTTTTGTATCTTTAACTAAAGTTTATGCACGGCAGACAGGTGGTCGTTCCAAACGCCACTTTATAAACGCGCAAAACGTTATATGCCATTTTAGGACGACCCGAAACCGACAGACAAACCGACAAGAAACAGGAATTAAAAACGTAACTTTACGACCTTAATGAAACAAAATAAATAGATGGCGAAGAAAGCAGCAAACTTGAATTTAAGAAAGGCAAGCACAGCCAAGAAAGATGAGTTTTATACTCAACTTTCTGACATTGAGAATGAATTGAAGCATTACAAAAAGCACTTTAAAGACAAAGTTGTTTACTACTTTTCACACAACTTTGAAAAATTAGGACTTAAAAAACTAATTACAACTTGCTACAAAAGTCAAAGTATGGACTTTTAGAGATAATAAATCTGAAGAAGCAATTTATCTTGAATATACTGGCGACAAAAACGGCAACAATGTTCCAGACCCTGACGAAATTGGAATAAAAAAATTAAAAAGTGAAAAAATTAAAAAGTGATGGTGATTTTCGTAGTAAAGAAAGTATCGCCTTTCTAAAGCAAGCCGATATTGTCGTTACAAATCCACCGTTTTCATTGTTCCGTGAATATGTAGCTCAACTCATTGAACACGACAAGAAATTTATAATTGTTGGACACCAAAACGCAATTTCATATAAAGAGATTTTCAAACTCATTAAGGAAGATAAAATGTGGTTGGGTTATGGGTTTAAAGGCGGTGCTGCACATTTTATAAACAAACACTACGAAGATTACGCAACAGCAGGAAACCACCAAGAAGGAATGATAAGAGTTTCGGGCGTTACTTGGTTCACTAACCTTGACACTTCAAAACGATACGAAGATTTAATTTTATACAAAACCTATAACCCGAAAGAATATCCAAAGTTTGACCACTATGATGCAATCAACGTAGATAAAACAAATGAAATTCCAATGGACTACAAAGGAAATATTGGTGTTCCTATTACATTTTTAAATAAATATAGTCCTGAACAATTTGAAATTATTGATGGACTTGGCAGATACAGTATTTTAGATGGGCCAACACCTGAAACTCAAGGCAAATTTATCTCAAGTAAACGGGAACCCGATTTATGTGAGAATTGTAATCAAGAATAAGAAAATATGAAGAAAGATTCTTTACGAATAGCAGATTCAAACTCTGTTTGGCAAAAAGTAAAAAGTAAATTAAGAAAGAATGGAAATAAGTAACATTAATACTAAAGCTCCGAAAGACCTTAGTAAGAAAAAAATAAAAAAGAAAACAAAAGAGCTTTATTGCGAACTCATAGAATTACATAAGACTATGAGAGCTGAAGAGAAACATGCCGTGCTTGGAGTTTTCCAAGGAATGGATGCAGCAGGTAAAGATGGTTCTGTTGTTTCTTTATATAAAGGATTATTTCCAATGGCAGCATCAGTTCATGCTTTTAAAGCACCTACTGAATTTGAGGCATCAAAAGATTTTCTTTGGAGAATACACCAAAATATTCCATCTAAAGGCAATGTTGTTTTGTTTAATCGTTCTCATTATGAAGATATACTTGTTCCAACTGTGCATAATCTATTTGAAAAGGATGTTATTAAAAAAAGATACAAGCATATTAATGATTTTGAAAACATGCTTGAGGATAATGGTACAATAGTCCTTAAATTCTTCTTGCTAACTTCTAAAGCAGAACAAAAAGCGCGTTTCAAAGAAAGAACAACGAATATAGAAAAGAAATGGAAGTATAATTCAAATGATTTGGCTGAAGCAAAACTTTGGGACAAATACATGAATGTATATAAAAACATCTTTAAGAAGTGTGATGTTAAATGGGAGATAATTCCAGCTGATGATAAATGGTATAGAGATTATTTAATAGTAAAGAAGTTTGTTGAAGTATTGAAGGAACTAAAAATGAAATATCCTAACACGTTAAAATAAATGGAAAATCTAAAAACAGAAGTCCTTGGGGACATGAAGACCGCAATGAAGGAAAAGAATGCGGCAAAGCTTGAAGCTGTTAGAGCAGTTAAAGCTGCAATCGATAAATACGAAAAGGAAAATCCAGGTCAAGCGATAAACTATCCTAAAGTATTAAAACCTTTAGTTAAACAAAGAGTTGATAGTATTGAACAATTTAAAACTGCAGGAAGTATTGAACTTGTTCTTAAAGAAGAAGCCGAACTTGCAATTATCAATGTATATCTTTCTAAGTTTCAATCAAACATGATGACATCTGATGAGATGGAATCTACTGCGAAGAAATACATTACAGACAATAACCTTGGAAAATCTGACATGGGTAAAGTAATGAGTTTCTTTAAAACAAACCACGAAGGTTTATACGATGGAAAAGAATTGAGCAACATCGTTAAAACTATATTAGCATGAAAAAGGAAGAAGTTAAATATCGTATTATAGTTTCGACAAACACATTTGCCACAAACTTCGATAAAGAACTTTGTGCCTTTGTTACTGGTCAAATTGGAGAATTTGAACTTTATTTTAAAGAAAGGCCAACAGATGAAAAGATCAAAGCTCTTGTCGAAGGATTCCATGAATTTGCAGATGAAAAGAAAGAAAAAAATCCAATAACTGAAAGGATAACATTGCATGGAATAAAAGTAATTAAAAAAAGATCTTTATATGAAGAGTCTGAAGAATCTTATGAATTGCCAGTTATAATGAATGCTATAAATTAATGCCTGTGATAGACCTAAATAAGCATTTCTTCGTCAATTTATTCTTTGGACGTTTTATTAGAAAATTCAGAGAATGGAAGATAAAACGATATAAATCAAAGAAAGTAAAAACAGAAGCAAAAAATTCTTCTGAGAAAATATACCACATGCAATTTAAGATTGCAATACGTGATAACAGTGAAGATGGAAAATTAGCACAATGTGATACAATCTTTGATATTAAGATTCCAGCAAATGGATATTATTATGCAAAGAAGCAACTTGAGAGATTCGTAGTAGCAAACATAGATGTTGAAGTTGTAGATTTTGAATCACTTCAGGACGAAGAAACTGAAATAAAAAACGAGACGTGGCAAGAAGAAAAAGAAAATTTGTAATTGGCGTTGATCTTGATTCAACTCTTATAGAAACACATGCGGCTGCTGTTGCTGCAGAAGAACTTGGGTACCAATACAGAGATAAAGATGTACTACATTGGAATCATTTAAACTTTCCAGAAGACTTAAGGAAAAGGATAATGGAATATTTTATGGATCCATTACACATGTGCGATGAAGCAAAACCTATTGAAGGTGCACAAGATACTATAAAGAAGTGGACTGACATGGGACATAAAATCGTTCTAATAACAGCCAGAGCTGAGTATATCAATACCAACATATCTGGTATCAAATAACTATACCAAATACAATTGGAAAGTAAAAGATAATCCAGGATTAAAGGGTGTGGTTAAAATTATAGCAGAAATAGATTTAGATGTATCCGTATCACAATAAGAT